ATGGAAAAAGAAAAATTAGAAATGAGTAGAAAGAAAAAAGTTTGTATTGTTTTTATAATATTATTTGTTATTCTTGCAATTAGTGTTATTATTGCTGTTATTTTTAGAAAAGGAATTATATTAGAACAGGTGTATTATGCAATACAAATTATATCGGCACTTTTTGTAATAGGTGGTGTTATAATTGCAATATGGCAATATATATTAACAAGTAAAAGGGAAAATGAACTTAGAAAAGAAGAAATTGAGGAAGTAAAAAGAATTAGAAATAAAGAAGCCATACAATTAACAGAATATTATAAAGATAATATAATTGATAAGATTTCAATTATAAATATAGTCTACAGAGAAACGCATATTTTAGATATCCTTGAGGGGATAATGCCAGAGTTAATGAAAAATTTTGATAAAAATGAATTAGAAAAACTTTTATCGAAAGCAGATAGAGACAATCTGGAAGAAAAAAGAAAATCTAAGGAATTTGAAAAGATTATTTTATCACATGCAGATTATTTTGGAATAGACTTAGATAGGGTTGAAGATAAAGATAAACAAATGGTTGAGAAGATGATAATACAAAATTTTAAAACATTGTCACAACAATTGTTGAATAATCTTGAATATTTTGCTATGAGCTTTAACTGTGAAATAGCAGAAGAAACAACGGTATATCAATCATTACATCAAACATATATTAGAATTGTATCTCATATGTATTATGAGATATCAAGTAATAATGCAAGTGGGGAACAGAAACTTTATACTAATGTTATAAAGTTATTTAATAAATGGAATGCAAGAGCTCTTGAACAAAAAGATACAGAAGCAAATGCAATAAGAAGTGTAATAAATAAATAAGCAGAATATTGACAACAAAAAATTAATAAGTTATACTAAATAAGCATTAAATATTAAGGCTTCAAAGGAGGTACAATATGGGATTTGATTTAAAGAGCATTTTTGACTATCCTGCGGAAGACGAACATGAAGATCAGAAGGATAACAACGATAAAAGTGATTCATAGATGACTTAGAGAGACTGATTGCTTATCAGTCTCTCTTTTATTTTTGCAAGAAGAAATACACTTCCAACTTGTCATTCTCTTTATCATATACACAATGATCCACAACACTCCTTATAGCATTAGCTCTTGTAAGAGTATCTTTAGAAGTATCCTTAATAATATTAAGAACAGATGTTATGTGTTGCAACATTTCATCAGAAGAATCAGCTTCAGACGACTTAAGAGAATCAAGCTGTGCTTCCAATGATTTTCTCTCATTTTCGATTAGCTGTTTATTTTCTTTATACTCTTCTATGGTATCAATGCCATCTCTATATGCTTGCTTTATTCTGGCTTCCTTATCGCCAAGTTTAGATATCTGGTTTAGAATCATGTCTCTGTCTGTTGTATTACCATCATTTGGAGATTTCTTTAACTCATAGTGTAAATCCATGCTACCATCTAAAACACGCTCAAATGCTTCATATATGGCTTGCTCAAGGGCAGCAGTTTTAATGTAGTGGCTGTGTGAACATTTCCCTTTATTGTAATTACCACACTGATATCTTGTAGCATTAAGACCGGCTATAAGAGAAGCACCACAGTCTGAACATTTTACAATTCCACCGAGCCAGTGCTTCATGTGTCCAGCTGCTCTTGATTTGTATGGACGGCTTCTTAAAGCCATAAGGTGTTGCACCTCGTCCCATGTTTCTTTATCAATAATAGCTGGGTGTTTACCCATAACGATAATCCATTCACTAATATCTTTGATAGTATGGTCATCATGCTTCTGACGATTCCAGCGAATAGCACCGTAGTAAAATGGATTGCTTAAAATGTATTCAACAGTACGACCTTCAAATGCTGCACCTCGCTTTGTCGTATATCCCAGAGCATTAAGCTCCCTGGCAATCTCTAAGTAACTGTGACCCGAAATATAGTCGTTATATATCTTTTTTACAATAATAGCTTCATCCTCATATATGTAAGGTATGCCGGTATCCTTATTCATTTTGTAACCAAGAGGAAGAGAGGATTGGTAGCCACCTCTTAGAGCTTTTTCAGTCATACCCCTTAAAACTTCGCCAGATAGACGGATAGAATAATATTCGTCCATCCATTCTATAATTCTTTCAATGAGGCTTCCGAAAGGACCATCAATGAGAGGCTCTGACACGCTCACAACCTCTACATTATTCTTTTTCAGCAAAGATTTATAAACAATTGATTCCTCCTGATTTCGGGCAAAACGGCTGAATTTCCATACAAGGATAACATCAAAGGGATGTTCCTTACTCTTAGCCATACCAATCATCTTCATAAATTCAGGACGCTTATCAGCTTTCTTTCCAGATATACCATTATCAATGTATATGTTTTCTGCGAGGAGAGATATATTGTTCTTTTTAGCATAATCAATCAAAAGCCTTTTTTGTGCATCTGGAGACAGTTCTTCCTGCTTATCAGTAGATACACGAATGTATCCGGATGCAATTTTCATGTTAAGTATATTTTTAGCCATACAATCATCCCTTTCAACTGGTTACAAAATGTCACCGGTTTATAAAATATATGCAAGTTGCACCAGTGCAACTTAAAAAATGGGTACAAAAATAACACCTACTTGCAAAAGCGGTGTTTAGAATGATATAATATGGCTTGCTTAGGGCGATTATATCATTTGAGCACAGCTTAATTGTAAGTCGCAAGTAAAGGCTCTTGTGTTCCAGCACAGGAGCTTTTATTTATTATAAAACCATCTAGGTAACAATACCGCCATGGTATAAAAAAGACTCTGGACCCGAAGGACACCAGAGTACGTTCAAGAGTAGTTTACTGGTGTCGTGTTCAGATGTCAATCAATTATAAAGTAAAGTGAAAAAATCTATTTATCTTAATAGCTTTAGAATAAAAAGCTATTAGATACATATGTGTACAAGGTAATTTACTGGATTCAAATTCAGGACAGGTGCATTGCTTTAAGCTTGCTCTATATTTACCAAAACGCCCAGCGGCTAACTTCTTATCTATGTAAAAGCTGCCATTATATTTCATTGCAGCATCCTGCTTTTGTATCTGCTCTGGTAGAGCATGTATATCATTATCAAAATCCGGCCAGCTAAGGACCTCACATCTTCCGTATATTTTCATTCAAATAGCTCCATTACATAAAGTGTAGGCTGAAATCCTATAACATAATTATCAACTTGTACACATATGCCATATTTAGAACGGTAACATTCAATGGCATCATTAAGAAATCCTTCTGTTACATTTAAGTAATCTGCCATATCATGTAAAGTTCTGCAGTTGGCTTTATAACAGTTAATAATGCCTTGCAAACCAACCTGTCTATTATATGCCCACAGGCGGGCTCTAGCTTCTTGCTTCCTGTTACCGGTATCAGACATATCTAATATATCTCCAGAAGACGTGTAGAAGTGTCCAAGCTCTTCTGCAAGTACGCATGCCTTTTCTCTTTGTGTAGGCAAATCCTTTTTAATAGCAATACGATTACCTTTAATTCTTCCGGCATTAGCAACAAGAGGCTTTTCCCTGGTAATAAGATTATTGTTATCTGCTTCAATAAGTAATTCTTCGTAGCTCAAATAAATCCCCTCTTTAAATTATTTCCATTCGTCATCATTGTCCATAATGTTGTTATCGTGTTTTTGTTCTGTTTTTGAAGCTCCCTCTAATTCGTGTGCAGCATTAAGCAAAGAGTTATTATCTGCAGTGTATTCAGGAATATAAGTTAATTCTTCCACACGCTTAGCGGCTTCTTCAATTCCTTTATTGTTTAATTTATTACAATAAGACTGTATACGGTTTATAAAATTAGATGGATTTGATTTAGTCGTTTCAATATAAATAACCTGATTACTGTTCGTTAGACATAAATCAAAATCTAATAAATCAGCAGGTGTAACATTTAAGGCTTTTGAAAATGCAAGTATTTTACTTTGTGGCAAATCAACCTTTCCTGCTTCTATCTTTGCAATAGATGTTTTATCTTTATATCCAACCATTTCAGCAAGTTGAGATTGAGATAATTCCATATTTTCACGAAGCTTTTTTATTTTTAATCCTATTTTAGATTGCAAGTCCATTATAAGCACCGCCTTTCTTAATCTGAGTGTATATTAACATAGATGTGAATTTAATTCAACATTTTTGTTGAAAATAGTTGACAGAAATTCAACATAGATGTATTATAGCGATAGGTTGAATGACATTCAACCAGAAAGGAGGATTCTAATGACGGATACAGTAGCATTAAAAGATGCAATAAGAAATTCGGGAATGTCACTAACATATATAGCGGACACATTAGGAATAACAAGGGGTGCATTATACAAAAAAATTGACAATATAACAGAATTTAAAGCATCTGAAATTGTTACACTAAAGAGAATATTAAATCTTTCAGACAAAGAGAGAGATGATATTTTTTTTGATACAAAAGTTGAATAATATTCAACTCAAGGAGGTGAGAGAGTGAATTATACAGCAATAGTATGCATATTAATAATACTTATTTTAATTGGTATAGCAGTTCAAATAAGTAAGAACATACTAAGAAAAGAATTCGGCTTATATGATGAAGCAGGAGGGGAGTTATATAAAAGAATACGAAAACGCTGCCTTGTTTTAGGGTGCAGAAACAAGGCAGCGATATTCTTTGGCTGGCGGGCAGGAGTTTGCCAAAAACATTATGATGAGATGCATAAGACTAAGAATTCAGAAAATCGTCAATAAAGTTATCAGGGGCTGAAATTTGAGCATCTACTAGAATAAATAAGCGTCTAAGGAGAATATTTATCTCTGAAATATTGCTGTCAGAAGTGGTAATTAATTCAGAGTATGATTCTAAGCTTTTTTGAACATATAGAAATATAGTACCTTCTTGTAAAAGAGATAATGATGTATGTTCATATGCGCGTTTTAAAAAGAAAAAACCTTCTTTATACTCAGTATAGTAAGCATTAGAAAAATGAGTGGGAACAATTATTGATCTTGCTGAAGTAACATCATTTAAACTAAGAGACTTATTCTTTTCTAAAGAGGGATTAGATGATAATAATTTCCAATATAATTTATTTTGTTTTGTGTCGTCAATACACTTTTGTATGACTTTAATAATAGTTTCAGTGTTCATAATTACTCCTTTTTTGTAGTCTTGCAACAATGTAATTCAAATCATTGCGAATCATTTTATTATTTACATTTAGTTCGTCTTTTTGCAATTGCTTAATACAATGTCTTATTTTGTAATGATAAGAAAATGAAAGTATTAGAGAGAAGTTCAATCTTATAGATAGTAATTCTTGAATTAATGAGTCACAAACTTTGGGTGAGATAATTTTGTCTTCATAAATGCTATCGAAAAGGGATTGCAACTTTTCGTAATGTATATTGCTGTTTTTATTATATTCATTTTTTTGAGAATTGAGGATTTTAATTATGAAGATATTAAAAAATATAGAACAAATGGAAATTAAAAATCCAATAATACCACAAATAGAAGATATTTTATTGATAATATCCCACATTTTTACAAAACTCCTTTCGTGATTACTCAGCTACTGCAATAGCTTGCTATTAAAGTATAGGAGCAAAAAGACATTTATGCAAGTAATTATCTATTCGAGGAGGTGAGAGAGTAATTGAGCATAAAACCTACAAATATATAATTCGCAGTTATGAACCATTTATGGAAGAGAGAACAAAGACATTTATTCAGGCGTTATCAGCTATAAAGAAAATGAAAGTATCAGGTATTAAGCATTATGAAGTTATAAGGATACCATTCAGAGAGAGGCATCCTAACTTCCCAATATATTTTTCAATAGCTGTGCTAGTGATTGTAATGCTTTCTGGATAAGTGCATTAGTGTATATATCATAGCTGCTTAGCAAAGCAAGAAGGCAAGGAATGAGAAGCAAGCAGATTTTTAACTTGCATTATTAAATACAACAAAGAAGGGAGCAGGCAGATGATTATAAGAACAGAATATGCTAACTTCGGTAAGCCAGAGGACTTACTAAGGTATATGCAGGAAGAAAACATTGAGACTGTAACAGTAGAGTCGGAATACTGGGGTGCAAAGCTAGCTCCTATGAGAATGACACAGAAAGATGTAGAAGATTGGGTGAAAATGAAGGAGGATTGAATGAATTACACATCAGTAGCAATAACAGTAATTATTTGTTTAACAGTATTGGCTTTATGTCATGAACCTAAAGACCGTAAGTAGCATATAAAACATAAAGAGCCATGAGGTGAGAGAGTGAATATAGTTATAAAGATTATAGATGGGGAGAAGATAATAGATTTCTCAACCCTGGATGAGAATAAGAAGAAAGAATACGGACAGCGCCTCAATGAGCAAGGGCTAAGTGCTATGGGGTATGTCCGTAGTAAGGAGGCAACATGAGAGACATAGGTTTGATAATTGCATACAACAAGCGTATTAATGCGGCGGTAGACGATAGACGCATAAGGGACGCGGCAAAGTGGATGTGCAGGCTTCACAAGTTGGAACATAAGAACAAGGTGCCGGCGGGAAGCTTCAGGCTGAGGGAGGTATAAATGACAAAAAGTACATATTTTGGAAGATGCATGTATTGCGGACAGCAGGCAATGCTTGAGATTACTGATGATGTTGCAGCTACATATGAAGACAGACCAGACGACTGGGATGCATATATTTCAGAGGAAGCAACAAAACTATGTAAATGTGAAGGTGCAAGAGCATGGTGGAATGTAGAAAGGCGAGTGCGTAAGGCAGAAGACGAGTGCCTGAAGCTTGCTAATAGTGAACAGATAGGAGAGGTACTGAAAGCTGCAGTAAGACCTGTTATGAGAAGTGAGTTTGATAAGCTCACAATCAAAGATGGGGGGGTTACCTACAGTGTGTATCTTGATAGTGATGAACGCCTTCATGTCCGTAGAGAACATAAGGTCACAGAAGATAAGACAGAGTAAATAAAAAGAGCCGCTTGGAGAAGCGGCTCGAACCAAATCGACAAGTTGCGTAACAACTTGAATACATAATAAATCATTTTAAGAATAAAGTCAATATTTGATGTGAATATCAAGAAAAATAATGGGGAGAAATCCCCATAAAAACTTGATTGTATTAATTAAGTTAAGAACCAAGGAGACAATTTTTAATGCCATACATAAAGGAAATATGTATAGCAGGTAGCGTAATAACAATAAGACGATATCACACCCTTAGATATAACTGTCGAGGGGAAAGAAGGGAGAGCCGGGAGAAGGTAACAACAGCGAAACAGGAAACTATAAACCGGAGACTGGCAGAAAGGAAGCTGGCGGCAAAGATGAATACCAATTTTACAGATGAGACAGGAATGTTGGTTACATGGACTTATGCTAGGGAGAGCCGACCTCCCACGCCTGATGATATGACAGTAGATATTCGCAATCTGCTAAAAGCTTTGAGGAGAGAATTTGAGAACATTGGTCCTCTAAAGTACATCTATGTTAAAGAGATAGGAAGCAAGGGAGCGCATCATATTCACATGATCATGAGTGTATGTGATGTGCGTGTATTAAAGAGATGCTGGAACAAAGGGTTTGTCCATGTAAAGCCGCTGGACAGTGACAATGACTACACAAGAATTGCTCAGTATTTTGTTAAGTATGCAAATAAGACAGAGGAGACTCTTGGCAGAAGAATAGGAAAGAGATGGAATTCTTCAAGAAACTTAAAAGAGCCAGTGATTGTAAAACAGGTAGTTAATGCAAATACGTTTGCAGATAAAACAAGGAGAAGCACAATACGCAAATATGAGAAACAAGGATATTACATGGTTAAGGATTCTGAGAGAACCGGAATATCTGAGATGGGCTTTAGATATTATGAAGCCAAGTTCCGACGACATAAAGGAAGGGAGTGTGGTTAGTGCAGAAAGTAGATGTTTATATAAAAACAAGTGCAAGAGGACCAGCAGTCCGTAAGCATGTCGCATACATGTATGTCTTAAAGATAGTTATTAATGGCAAGGAATTTGTCCGTAATGGAAAAGGCACACTTGAGAATGTAACAGAGAACCAGGCAACGCTGCAGGCAATAATACATGCACTTATGCGTTTTCGTAAAAATTGTGAAATCCGCATAAATACAGAATGTGAGCATGTGTTAAACAGTTGTAGAAATGCTTGGCCACAACAGTGGGAAAAGGACGGTTGGAAGAAAAAGACAGGCAAGCCAGTAAAGAATGCGGATTTGTGGCAGCAGTACCTAAATGTAAGCCGCGGACATATTATAAGCTGGTCGTATGAGCCGCATGATTTTACAAAGTGGATGGAATATGAGCTTAAGAAGATGGAGGCAACATGGACGAGATAAAGATAAAAAAGGAGCTGGAACGGCTTAAGTGGTTAAGAAAAGCCGCGTACATGATGCCGCCATGTAAAACAGCAGATGAAACAAGTATTAAGGTTACTAATCTTACCCTTCTTGGAGGGCAGATTGCAAAGCTTGAGAGGGAATTGTATGTCTGCCAGCATCCAGAGGTAGACAATTAAGAAACAAGAACGGTGAAATCCGCATAAATACAGAATGGGAGTGACATTTTACTCCAAATATATCTACACGGTACTTATTCACGCACAGATTAAGAATATATCACAGTTTATTATCTGGCATGGTTAGTCCTCCCGGCATGACCGGGAGGGGAAAGGAGAAACAATGGAAAGTATAATGCAGGACATTAAAGAATGCTTCCTGTGTAGAGAAGCAATGATTAAAAACAATAATTTTAAGAGGCTTCCATCGAATGATTTAGAGTGCCATCACATTATGCACGGTATGGCCAACAGGAAGATATCAGAGCATTACGGGCTTAAGGTATGGCTTTGTGAGGAGCATCACAGGACGGGCAAAGAGGCGGTACATAAATGCAGGGAAACAGACCTGAAGCTTATAAGAGCAGGTCAGAAGAGATTCGAGCAGCTATTCAGTCACGAGGAATGGATGAGTTTATTCATGAAGAATTATTTGTAGGAGGCAATATGACACAGGAAACATTGTTACAGATAGGCAGGCTGGGGCTTGCAATTGAGGATGGTGCGAATATGGTGCTGGATATGTACCGCGTAAAGGAAGAGCTTACTGGAGAAGATTTGTTTAAGGGAGAGCCGAGTGAAGACAGAAGCTATTATGCAGGATATACAGAGCTGTACAAGCTCCCAGGCATGAAAGACATAGTAGATGATGCGGCTGAATACATTAAGAACCGCTTAGGAGAAGTTATTGAGGAACACTGTAAGTCTTTGGAAGCCTGTATTTCTGCATTGGGTAATACTGTAACAGCAAAAGCAGATAAGCCGAACAGAAAGGCGAAGACACCCAGTTAAGAAACAAAATGACAAGAATGGATTCTATTGTGCAAAATGCGGCAGTTATATTTCTACACTTACGATAGATAGGACTACGTGGGGATATAAGAAAGGCAGTAAGTATTACTGTTCGTATAAATGCATGCGGGAATCATGCAAGTAATAGGAGGTAATTATGTTTGATACATTTGGAGAATTTGATAGTGCTGAAGAAATAAATAAGGCGGCAGCAGGACAGCTTGCACAGAGAGATACACAGGCTATAAGGGATATAGCAAGAGAGAATGGCCTTGATCCAGCTGACGCAGAGGACTATATAGACGGAGAAGTATCAGAGTTGTGCAATCCACTCATGGCGGCGCTTGGAAAAATCAAGGTTGAAGAGGATGAGCTTAAGCCGGTTGAGATAGTACAGGATTGGATAAATTATATAAAAGCACAGGTTACAGAGCATCCTGATATGGCTGTAGCGGTACGCAGAAAGGGAAAGACGATAAAGGGCTGTATCGCAGAACTTCTTAAGTGGAGTTTTAAGAATTGTTATCCGGTGGATAAGGATATTGTTAAGGCAGCAGGCGTAGGTGCTTCTGTTAAGATGGGAATCCCTGGAATGGGAAGAGCGTATGAAATCATAAAGGCTTATTACCTTGGAGGCGCGAAATGAAAAGAAAACAGATTATAGGCTACGAGGGAGAAAAGCCCACAGGAAGACATAAGCTTACTCTTATAGCAGACATTATAAAGCTTGATGATGATTACCTGGTTGTAGACCTTTATAGTAAAAAAGAACTGATATATCGAGAAGCGTATTGCGGTACAGGCAGGTTCAATTATGACTACAGGGAAAATAAAGCCGACACAAAAAGCTATTGGAACAATCCAAATAGAAGAATGATACATGAGGCGTATACAACAGAAAAAGCATCAGGAGCAATAAAAAAATATGCAAAACAGATGGGGGTTAAATGTTATAACGATAAACCAACAGACATATTAGAAAGTATTGAATATAAAATAGACGGATTACAGGATGTAAGAAAAAAGAACCGTGCCAATGAGGAAAGAGATAAATTATTTGAATTACTCCCGGAAGAGCCTAGAATTCTTCAAATGCGTATAGAAAGCAAAGCGAATCAGGGGAATATTATATATTACAAAAGACATGGAATATATGCTGATTATCATTGTTGCCAGTGTGGAGAAGATTATATGCTAAGAACAGAACCATACGAAGGAATTGAACCGATACTGACATATCCCAAGCCGGAAAGATTAAAAGCTTTTGAATGTCCTAAATGTGGAGACAGTGCATTGCTTTATCCAATGGGGCATGCCAAGTGTACATACCAGAATTTCACGACATTTTTATATCAAGTGGCAGCAGACGGAACCCTGATTACAAGAATGTATGATGTGTTTGTAACAAGAACACCAGAAGGGGCAAGGAATGTCGGAACAACAGAGTATGAGCGTGTATTTATGCGTCCCGGATATTGTAGAGAATATTATAGATGCAATTCAGAAGACAAATGGCGTAAAGACAGAAATGTGGCACTTAGCAATGTAATAGATCTTATTGAGGTCAACTATGACTGCATAAAGGACAGCCAGATGAAGTATCTTCCACAAGATATGTATAAAACAATATACAGTACACCAGAAAGAATAGAACGAAAGTATCTGGCCCGGTATGAGACTGTGGAAAGCTTCGCGAGATGTCCACAACTGGAGACATTATTTAAAAATGATTTTAGAAATATATGTAAGAGAATTATATGGCAGAGGGGCAGCACAAACAAGGTCAATAAGCATGTAAAGGAACTGCATGAGATATTAAGAATGACTAGGACACAATTAAAGTACTTAAAAGAAAGTGGGAAAACGGAAACTATTGGATTGCAAGAACTTGAAACGTTCAGACAGATTGCTGATAAATACAGAATAAAAGAACAGAATTATGACATGTTATTTAAAATGTATATGAGCTCTAGCCAGACAACACTAGAATATTTGCTAAGATTTCAGAGCATTACAAAGTTATGGAATATAGCACATAAGTATTTAGAAGATGACCATTTTGAGAATCTCAGGCAGGTACTTACAGAATATAAAGATTATCTTCGAGAACGCGAAGATAATGGAGACGACTTAAGTAATACTGTTTATCTTAAGCCAAGAAACCTGTATGAAACATATACACGAATACGTCTGGAAGCCGAGCAGAGAAAAAATGAGAAGTATATCACTGAGATGCAGCAGAAATATCCGAATATAAAGAGCAGATCAAAGAAGATACCTAAGAAATATACATTTAAGCATGAAGGATTAGTAATAAGGCCAGCCATAGATGCTAAAGAAATAGTATTAGAAGGGAGAATGCTTCACCACTGTGTCGGGAGTGATAACCAGCACTATTTGAAGGACTTTAATGCAGGAAAAGGTTGGATAATGGTAATCCGGGATATAAAGGCTCCTGACACTCCATACATTACGGTGGAACTAAAAAATGACAAGATAATGCAGTGGTATGGAGAACATGATACTAAGCCGGATAAGGAGATTATAGAGGAATTCTTAAAAGAATACAAAAAGCACATAGATAAGAAAGTGAGGAAAACAGCATGAATGAAGTGTTATACACAAAAACATTTAGTGAGTGGCAGCAGGAGCTAGATACAGAGCTTGTAAAGAGTGCGGAAAGCTTTGTAAAGATAGGATATCTTCTTAAGGTTGCCAGAGATACAGATATACTTGCTAATTCTGGATATGGAAATGTTGTGGAATTTGCGAAAGCCCGTTATGGTCTTGATAAGACCCAGGTATCAAGGTTTATACATATTAACGACAGATTCAGCGAGGACGGAAACAGTGCAGAACTGCAGGACAGATATAAAGGTATGGGATATGCAAAACTGACAATCATGTTACAGCTTCCTGACGAAATCAATGAAGAGATAAGCACAGATTTTTCCAAGGCTGAGATAGAAGATATCAAAAAGGAAATTGATGAGGAAAATAAGATATCTGACATTGAAGTATGGATGGAAGGTACACAGGAAGAGGCAGAAAAATATAACGAGCTTGGACAGGTTATGTATCAGCTTTTGCATGATATGCCTGAACTATTTATCAAGATTGCACAGTCTTCTATAGAAACAGAAGAACTGATGAATGTATTAGCTCCATCAGGAGAGATGATATATTCAGTGCGTATTCCGGGAACTGGTCGACTAATGTTAAGTATTAAGGTTAATACCGGGAGAATAACAATAACTAATGTCCGAAGCATGGAAAAGACAGAGTGGAATATAGAGGACATTGCGGATTTTGTGGTAGACATACTTAGCAGAGCTGATACAGAAGATCCGGCTAAGGCGTGGACGAGCATCTATAATGAGGAATATCCGAAAAAAGCAGAAGTTGCACCGGTGCAACAGGAAAAGCCAGTGCAGAGGAAAGAAAAGAAAGTGCAGAAAGCCAAAATTGAGAAATCTAAGCCCCAGCCAGCAGAAAAGGATGCGGAAGAAGAGCAGATACCAGGGCAGGACAGCGTGCTTAATCATCCGGAGTATTTACCGGAAAACGGCAATAATAAGGCAGATTCCACAGGAAATGTGCAGGAAACAGATACATTTGTGGATAAGCAGCAGGAAAAACCGCCATATTTTGAAAAAGTTTCTGCAGAGAAAGAAAAAACAGAGCCAGAAATGCAAACAAATGCGATAAATACAGAATGTGAGGACGAAGTAGACGCACTTGGAAACTATATGAATTGCTGGGAAGCAATATGTGATGCACATCGCAAGATTACTCTGTTTATCGAGGATTACAGCGCATCTGATACAACACCGGATAATATGCGGATAGAAGCAGCACGAATAAACGCGGTTACATTGGCGGAAGAATTAGAGCACTTAAAAGCTCTGTAGACCGCATAAATACAGAATATGGAGAATGATTATGATTAAATGTGATAAAAATAGAATTGAAATAAAAGGAACACCAGTAATACTTGTTGGAGAATTAGGAACAGCAATACAGACTGTATATAGAGCAATGCTTAATACAGGTATTGATAAGGCATTTGCTGAAGAAAGAATTAAGAAAACCTGTGAACTGGCACTTTTAACAGATGAAGAGCAGGAAGAGGTATCAAAAAACCTTGATAGAAAAATAGATGAAAAGTTGGATAAATTGGCTAATGCAATATTAAAGAAACTTTTTGAGGGAGGTAGTAATGATGGTCAATAGAGATTGTATAATGGCTAATCTTGAGCAGAGAGACTGTAAAGGACTTAAAGAACTGTATTGTGCCAAGGAGGATAAGCCTTGCCCATTCTATAAGCCGGCGGATAAATACAATAGAGATGGCAGCAGAAAGAAGGAATAGATAATGCGGAAAACTATTCCTAAAAAGATTAGAAAGATTGTGTATCAAAAATATAATGGTCACTGTGCATATTGTGGTTGCAAGATACCGGAAAAAGGATTTAATGTAGACCATCTGCATTGTTTAAGAAATTATGAGTATGACGAGGACATAGATGTTCACGATGTAAGCAATATGATGCCAGCTTGCGGCTCCTGCAATCGATATAAGTCAACGATGGATTTAGAGACATTTAGAGAGCAACTACAGAAAATACCAGACAGGCTAAAAAGGGATGTGTGTACTTACAATATCGCTGTGAGGTTTGGTATGGTTCAGGAAAAACGAGAGCCAATAAAATTTTTCTTCGAAAAAATGAAAGAAACAGGAACGGCAGAAGTCACAGGAAAAGAATTTCAAGTCCGAATACATAATAAGTGGATTAATTGAGAGGTAACAAGTGTTTAAATTATTTAGAAAGGAATAACGAATCCTCGGTAAACCGAGGTTGCTAAATAAAGATGTTAAAGATTTAGTTGTAAAGTGTGAAATAGTAGCGTTAATGATTCGATAAGGTGGAATTTGAAGTAGCGCAGTTATACGGTAATCGGTAATTGAGTTTCAGACCATTGGCATGGGAAGTCGATTCACACTATCCACGCACAGGATTTGTAGCGTGGTGTTATGAAAAAAGATTATAAGGTGTGTTGGTTATCTGCAGGCATTTCAAGCTTTATTGCAGGATATTTGAACAATACAGCTATATTCACAGATGGAGAAGGAAAGGAATACAGGAGGACTCCGATTGATGAATGGATATATATTGATATAAAGGACCAGCACCCTGATAGTATGCGATTTATAAAGGATTGTGAAAAAATAATAGGTAAGAAAGTAACGATTCTTAAATCTGACAGGTTTAATTGCGTCGAAGATGTTATTAGAAAGTACAAGTTCATAAATTCAGAGCATGGCGCACCTTGTACAGGGATGCTAAAGAAAGCAGTAAGGAAGAAGTGGGAAAATGAACATAAAGAACACGCTTTAACCTATGTTTGGGGAATGGATCTTAACGAGAAAAACAGGGCGGAAAGATTAAATACAAATTTTCCTGAACAAATGCATGAGTTTCCATTAATTGATTTGATGCTTAAAAAACAGGATTGCCACGCTATTGTGAATAGAATGGGAATACCCAGACCACTTATGTACGAACTAGGCTATCAGAACAATAATTGCATAGGTTGTGTAAAAGGCGGAATGGGTTACTGGAATAAAATACGGAAAGATTTTCCAGAAGTATTTGAAAGCCGGGCAAAGTTAGAAAGAGAAATAGGCGCAACCTGTATTAATGGCACATTTTTAGACGAATTAGAACCTGACAGGGGAAGAATAGAAGACGAAATCAGCACAGATTGCGGAATTATGTGTTACTTAAATCTATAAAGGAGCTAGATATGATATATATTAGTGGCAAATAGGAGGAAAAATGAGACTAATTGATGCGGATAAACTGAATTTTTCAGAACAACATTACAATAAAAGCCAGATGAAAGCGATTCTTGATTTTATTGATAATCAGCCAACAGCCTATGATGTTAATAAGGTTGTTAATCAAATGGAAAAAGATAAATTCATTGACTGCGAGACTATATTATCAGATGTACATCAAGGATATAACGCTGGGCTAAGCAGAGCAATCGAGATAGTAAAGGCAGGTGATTCATAATGCTAATATTGCCAATTAAGAAAAAGTGGTTCGACATGATTCTTTCTGGAGAGAAGAAAGAAGAGTATCGAGATATAAAAGAATACTATGAGACAAGATTTCAGAATTTGTTCGGAGCCATAACCATACAACCATTATATCCACCAGACAATTTCTTAGACAGAAGCGAATTTGAGTTATTGCAAGGAGAGGCAGTACCAGAAGAGATAAGAAAAGAAGGCATTCAGGAGATTATTTTCCGTAATGGCTATTCAAAGAATTCTAAAAAAATAAAAGCAATATGCAGATTAAGGATTGGAAAAGGGAGACCAGAGTGGGGAGCTGAACCAGATAAGCAGTATTATATTTTGGAAATCTTGGATAAGGAAAAACTGGCAGCAGATGAGAAGAGGGTAGGTGATGAACAACTTGAAAAATAACAATATTAAAGACCTTCTTAAGCAGTACAATGACTTAGTTAAGGAGAAACAGGAAATACAGGCCGCGATTGATAAGATACAAAGAGAATTGGATAAAATGGAAGCTGAAGGATATACGGAAAAGGATAGTGTTACAGGCGGAGATGGAGGTAAGCAGCATTTTGTTGTAGAAGGCTTCCCTTATCCGGCATATTCACGCAAGAAGACACTTCTTCTAGTGCGACAGCGGCAGCAGATAGACATTAAAGAGAAAATAGACACTCAGATTAACCTCATAGAAAAGTGTGTAAATGAAATTGACAACAGTAGAATGAGGCGGCTTATAACATTAAGATACATAGAAGGCTTATCCTGGGTGCAGGTAGCAAGAAAGATGGGAAAACACCACACAGCGGATGGCTGCAGAATGGCAGTAGAAAGATTTTTAGCAAAAATTTAAAGTTTGTTCGCTCTGTTCGTTTTGTCTGTGTTAATATCTAAACTGGACAAGATGGATGAGGTAAAGCATAATTTCTCCTTAATTAAATACCCCTGATGGGGCACTGGCTTAATGCTGGTGCCTTTTTATATGCAAGAACAGAAAATGTTAATAAATGTTAATAAAAGGCAGGTGATAATATGTTAAAGCCAAAACAGATAAAATGCTTACAGTTGCTGGTTAGAGGGGACATGACGGACAAAAAAATAGCAGAGGCAATTAACATTTCACCGAAGACATTATGTGAGTGGAAAAAGAACTGTGAGGAATTTCAGAGAGAGTACAATAAGATGATGCGTTCTAATCTGCAGTATGCTGCACCAAAAGCATTTAGAAAGCAGATTAGATTGCTAGATTCTCACAATGATATGGTGGCTCATATGGCTGCTAAAGATATTATGGATAGAGCAGGATTTAATCCGATTGAGAAAATAGATGCTAATGTTAATGATTCTGTAAAGAACGAGCTTGCAGAGCTTCTTGCTCAGCGTAAGGCAAGGGGTGAGCCTGATGCTTCTAAGTGATAAGTATTGGGATTACATAGATACACCAGCAAGAGCAGAATTCCTTGAAGGTTCTACTGCATCAGGTAAGACAACAACAGTTGCCGTGAAGTTTATCATGAATGTAGCAGAATCAGATATGAAGCTGCATGTTATAGCCGGCAATACGACAGGTGTTATCGAGAAGAATATCATTAACGCAGATATGGGACTACTGCAGATATTCCCTAATTTGGCATACTGTGGTAATGGCGATAAAGAAAATAAACTTCCACATATTAAATTCAAAACTGGCAGCAGTACAAAGATAATATATATTCTTGGTTACGATAATGCCAGCAAGTGGAAGAATGCCTTGGGTTCACAGTTTGGATGTGTGTGGGTAGATGAGTGCAATACAGCTAACATAGACTTCATACGAGAGATATTCGGACGTTCTGAATACTTTGTAGGTACACTTAATCCGGATGCGCCTACGCTGCCAATATATTCAGAGTACATCAATCACGCAAGACCGATTGATAAGTACAAGGCAGATGTGCCGGAAGAGATATGGAAGGACCTTAATGGCTGTGAGCCTATTAAAGGCTGGGTATACTGGTTCTTCACATTTGAAGATAACGTATCTATGACACCTGAGAAGATAGAACAGAAGAAAATGAGCTATCCTCCCGGTACCAAGATATATAAAAACAAGATATTGGGATTAAGAGGCAAGGCTACAGGTCTTGTCTTTTCTAATTTCTGCAAGAGACATGTTATTACAAAGGAACAGGCTAAGGCATTTATTAAGCGAGAATATGACGACAAGCAGACAGAATGGTTTGTAATATATACAAGCGGTCTTGATACGGCATATTCAACCAAGAGTCCTGATACTATTGCTATGTCCTTTATGGGAATAACCAACAAAGGCAAGTTGATAGTACTGGATGAAAAGGTATATAACAATGCGGCTCTTGATATACCAATAGCTCCAAGTGATACAGTAAGAAATTACATAGACTTCCTGGAGCGTAACAGAAAAGAATGGGGTGGAATGTCAAAGAATGTGTTTATAGATAATGCTGATCAGGCAACGATAACAGAGTTTGCCAAGTACAAGAGAGAACACATTGACTGCCAGTATATATTTAACAATGCGTATAAGAAAGTAACCATAACAGATAGAATTAACTTACAGCTTGGCTGGATGTCCTTTAACGACGAAAAGGGCAAAGAGCCAAGCTATTATGTTGTAGATACATGCACGAACTACACAGGGGAACTGCAGGTATACAGTTGGCTGGAAGATAAAGACTGTGAGCCGGAAGATGGAAATGATCATATGGTTAACAGTACGCAATATGGCTGGATACCATACAGGGACAAAGTTGGAGTAGAGAACAGATAGGAGAGTGAGAGAGGTGAGCATATTTAATACTATGGCTGATAAGATAAGAGATGGAATAAGGACATGGTTGCATGTGCAGCCGGCACAGAGAGGAATAATTGATATACAGGAAATCTTCGACTTTGAAGGTAATGCCATTAAGAATCAGATATGGTACAGAGGCGTAAGTGAGGAGCTGTCACAGCTGTATGATCAGATTGATGGAGATAAGACAAGATTCTGGGCTGCAAAATGCTCTCCTGGATTAGCAATAAGAAAGATACATGTAGGATTACCGGCAATGCTGGTTGATATGCTTGCGAGTATTGTTGTTGCTGATATGAACGAAGTAGATGTTGGCAGCAGGCAGTCAGACTGGGATAAGATAGCAGAAGAAAACGATTTTGCAGAACTTGTAAAGCAGGCAATAACAGACACTCTTATTGTTGGAGATGGCGCATTTAAACTATCCATAGATACAAACCTAAGCCAGTATCCAATAATAGAGTTTTATCCCGGCGACAGGGTAGAGATAATAAGAGAACGCGGCAGAGTGAAAGAGGTTGTGTTTAAGACAGTATATACAGTCAAGAATCAAGAATACATTCTGCTTGAGACGTATGGAAAAGGTTATATTACATATATGCTCACAAGAGATAACAAAGAATGTGATATCAGCACTGTGCCGGAGCTTGCAGGTTTAAGACCTGCAACATGGGAAGATAAAAGCTTTATGATGGCCATACCGCTTATGTTCTATAAATCAGCAAAGTTCAGGGGCAGAGGCAAAAGCATATATGACAGCAAGATAGATGAATTTGACGCACTTGATGAAGCATGGAGCCAGTGGATGGACGCTTTAAGACATAACCGTACAAAGGAATATATACCAGAGAATTTACTTCCTCGAAATCCAAGTGATGGAGCTGTTATGCTGCCAAATTCATTTGACAACGCTTATATACAGTATTCGTCTCCTATGGCAGAAGGTGCAAATTATAAGATTGAAAGAGAACAGAGTGAAATACCACATGAAGGGTATCTTGCTACATATATCACGGCACTTGATCTTTGCTTGCAGGGAATCATGAGCCCTTCTACATTGGGAATAGATGTAAAGAAGCTTGATAATGCAGAAGCACAGAGGGAGAAGGAAAAAGCAACGCTGTACAGTAGGAATAATATTGTAAATCAGCTCCAGAAGGTTCTTCCGAAGCTTGTAAAAATGACATTGCAGGCGACAGATACTCTTAATAATTCAACAACACAGGACATTGATGTTGATGTGACATTTGGTGAATATGCGAACCCTAGCTTTGAAAGTCAGGTTGAGACAGTAAGCAAAGCCAAGCAGGGCGGTATCATGAGTGTTGAAGCATCCGTTGATGAGTTGTATGGTGACACTAAAGATGATGAATGGAAACAGGAAGAGGTTGCAAGGCTTAAGGCCGAACAGGGAATATCCGATATGGGAGAGCCAGCCCTTAATATGCAGGCAGATGGCTTTACAGTTTGATGGCTATGATAACGATTTTATGGTTTTTGATAACGATTTTATGATTTTTGAAACGATTTTAAGGGGTTTGAAACGATTTTAAGGGGTTTGAAACGATTTTACAGTTTTTGATAACAAGTGAGGTGGCTTATGGCACTTAATACAGAATATGACATAGAGAAAGCCTTTAGAGCCATAGAAGATGAGCTGATTGCTTCTATGATGCGCAATCTTGCGAGCCACAGAGCAGAAGAGACAGATATGGGGTTTAACTGGTCACAGTGGCAGGTAGAACAGCTTAAGTCTCTTGAGAAATATAAAGCACAGAACAAGAAAACGTTTTCGTCAGAGTTCAGTGATATTAATGATTCTATAGATGCAATGATATATGCAGCCAGACAGGAAGGCGGAACACGACAGGAACAGAAAATATTAAGAGCAATAAAGAGAGGATATAAGCCCCCAAAGTTTGTCAGAAGGCGAACTGAGGGAGTTTTTTTTAGACTAAACACTAGAAAACTTAATGCCTTGATTAAAGCCACGAAATCAGATTTTAACAGGGCAGAAAAAGCAATGCTTAGAATGTCTGAGGATAAATACCGGCAGATAATATTCAATGCTCAGGTGTATGCGAATACGGGTGCAGGAACATATGAGAAGGCAGTTGATATGGCTACAAAGGATTTTCTTAAAGCTGGTATTAATTGTATTGAATATGCGAATGGCAGCAGGCACACAGTAAAAGATTATGCTAAGATGGCTATTCAGACAGCTAATAAGCGTGCATATCTAACCGGAGAGGGTGAAATGAGACAGTCGTGGGGAATTAGCACTGTTATTATGAATAAGCGTGCTAATGCCTGTCCTAAGTGCCTTCCATTTGTTGGGAAGGTGCTTATAGATGATGTATGGAGTGGAGGTAAGGCATCTGATGGTCCTTATCCGCTTATGTCATCTGCTATGGCAGCAGGGCTTTATCATCCAAACTGTAAAGATATACATACAACATACTTCCCAGAGCTTGACGAAGAGCCGGATAGCAAGTTTACCAAGAAAGAACTGGAAAAGGTCAAAGAAGATTACAGACAGGACCAGAAACAGCAATATGCTGGCAGAATGGTTGAACAGTTTGACAGGTTGGCTAAGTACTCATTAGATAAGGACAACTGTAAGATGTATGCGGCTAGAAAGGAACAGTGGGAAAATGAAGTATTAAAACAGAAAAATAGAGGCAAAAAGGTTATAATAACGGAGCAGGCAATAGATAAAGTAAATGAAATTAATCCTAAGGGCTTTACTTCTGATAATAATAAATTTATAAAAGAGGTACATAAGGACTTACTTAAAGTTGCGAGAGATGAAAATAACAGTAATGAAGTTGCATGTGTAGTAGATTTAATAACAAATAAAAAAACTAAATTTATAAAAGGTGGAAGGCATGAGGTAGATGTATATTCTGATTCAGATATGTTTCATTTATTGCATTCGGCAAAAGATAAGTCTTTGGTATTATGTCACAACCATCCTGGATTAACAGATTTTTCAGCAAATGATATTGGAGTATTTATGAGACACGACACAATAAAAACTATGACCATTGTGACAAATCAAGGAGATGTACGATATATTTCAAAAGGCGAACATTTTGATTATAATGGAGCAGTTGAATTGATGAGAGAGTGTCAGGAAAAATATAGTGATAATATTAATAAGTGTATTGATTTGTTTTTAAAAAAATGCTATTCTGTTGGCATACAGAGAGGGTAATATTGAGGCAGGAGGTGTTTCAATGGATGGTATATTAGATGGAAAACCGGGAATGACAATTGATGAATTGATTGCATTATTGGAAAAAGGACCAATAAAGGCAGAAAGCAATAATGAAGATAAAGCAGAAATAAAAGAAAACAAGTAACAGCCACCAGTCGAAAGATTGGTGGTATTTTTATACCCAATTTTAAGAAAGAGAGGACTAAAAAATGAAAGATTATATTGGAGTAAAAGTGGTTACAGCAGAGCCAATGAGTAGGGGCGAATATAATGAATACAGAGGATGGAAGATACCAAGTGACGAGAATCCAGAAGATGAAGGCTATCATATAAGATATCCTGATGGATATGAGAGTTGGTGCCCTAAGAAACAATTTGAGGAAGCATACAGAAGATATGATGGAACGAAGTTGCCGTCAACAGCTATTTTAATGAATAGCGGGGATTACAAAGATAGATTCAAAGCAGAGTATAAGCAGCTTGCTATAAGATATAAAGGACTTAAATGTATGCTTGAGAAATGGGATAATGGCACATTATTAGAATTTGAACCAACATGTCCTAGAAGCACATATAATATGCAGATAGATGCAATGGTAAATTATCTGGCTGTTCTTGAATCAAGAGCAGTAATGGAAGGAATAGAACTTTAGAAATTAGAGTAAGTTGCACCAGTGCAACACAATTTAATATTAGTTATTAAGCACACATGGCAAATAAGCTGTGTGTGCCTATTTTTTTTATGCCCAAAACTTAATGGCACTAAACTTTAGGAAAAATGCCGACGGGCGGTAAACGGAAAGGAGACAGGTATGAGAAAAATATTACCTATTAATCTACAGCTCTTCGCAGATGGCGGAGATGGTAACGGCGACCAGAACGCTGGAGGAGACAATGGACAGGCAGGACAGCAGGGTAATCAGAATAATCAGCAGACAGCTGGTGTTGATTATGACAAGATACAGGCAATGCTGGATAATGCAACTGCCAAGAAAGAGAATGCTGTGCTTAAAAGCTATTTTCAGCAGCAGGGATTATCAGAAGACGAGATAAGTCAGGCTATTGCAACATTTAAGCAGAATAAGCAGCAGCAGACAGAACAGCAGCAGAACGCTAATGCTAATCTTCAGAATGAAGTGGCAGCAGCACAGAAGGTTGCTGAACAGGCTCAGATTGAGCTTGCAGCTACAAAGGTAGCAATGACACTTGGTATAGAAGCTAAGACACTTCCCTATGTGCTTAAGATGGCTGATTTCAGCAAGGTAAAGGGTGTGGATGGAAAGGTGTCTGAAGATAATATCAAAGCTTCACTTGAGCAGGTACTTAAAGATGTACCAGCACTTAAGCCAAGTATGGAGAACAATGCTGGCTTCCAGATTGGTGCTCCTGGTAACAATGGAAATGGCAATCCGGGTAATGATGATGCGATAAGAAAGTTATTCGGATTAAAGCCAAAGCAGTAAAGAAAGGAATAGGATTATATGAATAATATCGAATTATCTACAATATACCTTCCAATACTTGATGAGGTGTATAAGGAAGGAGCGAAGACCTCAGTATTAGATGGTGATGAAACAACAGTAAGAAAAGGCAACAACGGTGAAATTAAGATTGCGAAGCTTGATATGGATGCACTTGGTGATTTTGACAGAAAGTCAGGTTACACAAAGGGTTCAACTTCACTTACATGGGAAACGGTTAAGTATGATAAGGAACGTTCACAGGATTTAAGGATTGACCGTCTTGATAATGGTGAAACACTTGCACAGCCATTTGCCAAGTTATCAAGTGAATTCTTAAAAACAAAGGTTATTCCGGAAACAGATGCCGCACGTATTGCTAAAATCTGTGGAACTAAGGATATAACAGTAAAGGAAGAGAATATTGAAACAGGAGCTGAATTAATAACAGCGTTAAGAGCTTGTGCTAATAAGATGGATGAGGATGAAGTTCCTATGGAATCGCGTATTTTATTCATCACACCTACATTAATTTCTCTTGCGGACGATATGGATACAACTAAATCAAGAGAAGTACTTAAGAGATTTTCTCAGATCATACCAGTTCCACAGTCACGTATGTACACATCAATAACCCTTCATGATGGTAAGAATTCATATGGATATGAAAAGACTAAGGCAGCTTATACATTATCAAAGGATACATCACCACAGCCGGGTAAGACTTATTACACAAAAGAAAGTGAGGACAATTATAAGGCTGTTAGTAGTCCAAGTGGAACACAGGTTGAAAATTACGAGATGACAACTAAGCCGGCTAAGAATGTTAACTTCTTATGTGTAGAGAAGTCTGCAGCTGTAACAGCTATGGATCAGTATATTAAGTACTTTAGTCCAGATCAGGACCAGGATGGCGATAGTCATGTATTCAAGTATCGTAATAATAATCTTTATGGCCATGTATATGAGAATAAGACCGCTGGGGTATATGTATCACATAAGGATAATTAAGGAGGAATCATTATGGCAGATACAGTAATTGGATTAACCTTTGAACCAAAGGTTATTAGGTCAAAGAAAACAGGTAAGGCAAAGGAAGATAAGCCAAAGGAAGAGAAAGTAACAGCAGATGAACCAAAGGAAGATAAGACAGAATAGGCGGTGGTCTTATGGTATATGCAAGTAAAGAGCAGTACCTTAGTGAACATAGACTTATCCCAGATGAGCAGATAGAACGAAGATTAAAACAGGCGAGCCGGCATATCGACTCGCTTACTTTTAATCGTATAACATCAAGAGGATTTAATAATCTGACAGAGTTCCAGCAAGGCATACTGATAGATGTGTGTTGTGAGATGGCTGACTTTGAATATGAGAATGAGGACATGATTAATTGTGTCTTACAGAACTATTCTTTAAATGGAGTATCTATGCAGTTTGGCAGCAGTTGGAATGTTCTTGTACAGAATGGAATTGCTGTAAAACGCGATACATACCAGATACTTTGTCAGACAGGTTTGTGTTGTTTGAGTCTGGGGGTGTGAGTATGAAGTACCCATGTTTAATATTAAAGAGCATGTGTAAGACAGAAATACACCTTGAGATAACGCAGGAAGGCAGGAATGTCTATGGAGAACCTCTTGAACCTGTAATATGGGATGGTAAATGTAATTATCAGGATAGTGGTAAAACAGTGCTGACAGCAGAGAAACAGCTTATACAGCTTGAAGGATGTGCTTTGATACCAGGAGATATCGCACCAGAGCTTCCAGTTATTACCGAAGGTGATATAACGGTGTTCGGTGTGACAAGGCACATATATAAGGGCACTAAGGCGCGTAATCCTGATGGAACAGTAAATTATACAAGATTGGATGTGATGTAATGGCCAGGAATGTTAAATCAACGGTGAAGCTTAATATGCCTATGGTAAGGAAGCTTACGGCAGCAGCGGCGACTTCATTAGAAATGACAGCGGAAGCTATACACACGGATGTTGTGCAAAGTCAGGTGATACCAAGAGATACAGGTAAATTGCAGGGAGAAAGTACTCATATTAGCGCAGGAAAGAGTGAAACTGCCACTTACGAAAATGGACAGACAGTAACTAATGGTATTTCAAAAGCTGTAAATGGTAAAGTTATCATATCAACATCAGCACCGCAGGCAAGAAGATTATATTATCATCCGGAATACAACTTCCATCAGACGCCGTGGACAGATGAAAGCGGCAAGAAACATGAAGGAAATGCAAATGCTAAAGGCAGATGGCTTGATGACTATATGAAAGGTGGTAAAAAGCAGGATTTTGCACCTAAAGCATTTGGAAAGCTTTATAAAAAGAATGCGGGGTTATGATGTTATGATGTTAGGAATAGGTGATGTGAGAGACCTTATAGCAGGTCTTGGGATAGCGGCTGATGACCATGTATATTGTGGAAAGCTTGATGATAAGAAAGATAAGAGCATAGGTGTATACCATCTTAACAGGGGAGATAATGTTCAGATGGCTGTTGGAGGTATACAGAACAGCTCTTATGCTGTCAAATCCATAAGTATACTGATTCATTGGAATAAAAGTGTCAGGGAGACTGAAAAAGTCTCACAGGAGCTTTACGACAAGCTCAGAGATATGAAACATGTAAACATTAATGACACAAATATTCTGTTTACAGAAATGTTAGTATCAGCACCGATTGAAGCTGATACAGACGATAAAGGAATATTTGAAATGGTCATAGAACTTAAATTTTGTTATGAAAGGTAGGTGGAAGTATGTCACAGAATACAAAGATAGCTGGGTATAACGCGGAAGCTACACCATTAACAGGGGTTAATCCGGTACATAAAATTCAGTTTGGAGTATGTATAACTGGAAGAAAGGATTCGGACACGCCAGAAACAGTAGAAACTAAGATCGTAAAAGATGCAGAGAGCTTAAGTATATCTGTAGATGGAACTATTGAGGAATGGAATCCAATGGATCAGGCTGGCTGGGTAAGAAGGCTCATGACAGCTAAGTCACTTGGTATATCTTTCGGCGGTAAGCGTAACTATGGGGATGAAGGAAATGATTATGTAGCAAGTCGATTTATGAAGACAGGTCAGGATTGCAATACATGGGTGTCTATTATATTCCCTAATCTTGATCAGCTTCTTGTACCTGCAGTAATCGATGTAAAATCTCTTGGTGGAGATGCTACAAGTATTGATGCACTTGAATGGGATGCACAGTCTGATGGTAAGCCGACATATATAGCATATGTAGCAGCTTAAAGAAAGAGAGGATATGAAAAATGGCAAAGACAGATTTTAGGGTAATAGATATCTCCATGAAGATTACGAATCAGTTACCTATGATTCGTATTACAGAAGATATAACTGTTACTGTTAATAACAGAAAGAGTACAATTCTCAACATACAGGCTATGGCACAGGAAGCAGAAAACAAGGAAAACAAGGATGATATGGCATTTATGATTAAAGGCCTTGAAATGCTTGTAGGAAAAGATGCTTCAGATAAGATTGAGGCATTAGATCTTCCTATTCCTGAATATAAGGAAATGTATAATACAATCATGCAGGTTGCTATGGGAACGTACGGCGAGGAGCAGACACCCTCAGCATAATGAGGTATATTATGATATATGGGATGACTGGGAGCTGATAGAAGCCAGTTTCCTGTCCCAGTATGGTATACGGTTGCGTACTGAAGATGATATGTCATGGTCGGAATTTTGCTCTTTGCTCAGTGGAATAATGCCTGAAACACCGCTTGGAAGAATTGTAGGAATCAGAGCAGAAAAAGATACTAAGGTTATAAAGGAGTTCACGAAGGAACAGAAGAAGATCCGTAATGACTGGATATTAAGAAGGAATAGAAAATTAATGGAAGATCCTACAAATTACAATAAGTATTGGAGTGACTTCCAAAATTGGGCTAAGACCGCTTTCTCTAAGTAGAAAGTGGTCTTTTTAAATGCCGGAAAGGAGGGAGTATGTCGGATGTAGTAGGACAGATAGCTCTGGAACTTGGCATAGACAGTTCACAGATAGTTAATCAGCTTACAGGTGCTTCCAATAAGGCAGCAAAGCAGGCAACATCCATCTTTTCTGGTATGGGAAAGAAAATAGCTGCTGGATTAAGTATAGCAGCTTTTACTAAGTTTACGAAAGACTGCTTAGAAGTTGGTTCTAATGTTACAGAAGTACAGAATGTTGTAGATACGGCATTTAAGGACTTAAGTGGACAGGCAGACCAGTGGGCTTCTAACGCCATGACCAACTTCGGCTTATCGAAATTATCGGCTAAGAAGTACATGGGTGTATTTGGTCAGATGAGTAATGCTATGGGCATTACAGGACAGGCTGCACTTGATATGGCAGAAGATGTTACTGGATTAACAGGTGATGTTGCATCATTTTACAATCGTGGTACAGATGAAGTGTATACAAAGCTGAAATCTATCTGGACTGGTGAAACAGAGACACTTAAGGACCTGGGCGTTGTAATGACTCAGACGAACTTAGACCAGTATGCACTTAATAATGGCTTTGGTAAGACTACAGCAAAGATGACAGAGCAGGAAAAAGTAATGCTCCGTTATCAGTATGTCACAAGTGCACTATCCAATGCCACAGGAGACTTTGTTAAGACACAGGATTCCTGGGCGAATCAGACAAGAATATTATCACTTAGATTTGAACAGCTAAAGGCCTCTCTTGGTAAAGGTTTTATAGCATTATTTACACCTATATTACGAGGCTTAAATAATGTGCTTGCAGGCTTACAGAAGGTTGCAGATGGATTTGCAACATTTACACAGATGCTCACTGGTGCAGATATATCCTCATCAGCTTCTGCAATAACAGGGCTTGGAGATATAGCATCAGACACAGCAGATAATGTAAGTGGAATAGGAGATGCAGCGTCATCTACAGCAAAGCAGATAGAGAAATCGCTGGCCGGATTTGACCAGATAGAAAAGCTTTCAGAGCCGACGGACAGCAGTAGTTCTAGTGTAGGTGGTACATCTTCAGGTGGAATAAGTGTTGCACCAGGTACTCAGGCAGATACCACAAATGCGGCATCTGCAATTAGCGACTTTGTAAATAAGGCAAAGAAAGAATTAGATAAACTCCGCAAATGGAGTGTATCGACATTTTCTCCATCTATGTCAAAAATATGGGATGGACTTACAAAAAATACAGATACAGCCAAGAAAAACTTAACAAGTGCGTTTAATGATATAAAAGCATTAGGACCGCCGTTGTTAAATTATTTTAATGGTCCATTTACAAATTATCTTGTAACATGGGTCGATACTAATGGCAGTATATTAAATGGATTATTTGATAGCTTTAATACAGTCTTTTCGGATGTATGGAATAAAGCAGCATATCCTATACTTGCAAATTTTGTTTCTGTTGGATTACCAATGCTGACGGATTTTGCATCCCAGACGTTATCTTTAAATGGAACAATATTTGATACATTTAAAGCATCTTGGAATTCTTTATGGAGCGAAGGTGTAAGTCCAGCCGTTGAATCTATATCAAATGTATGGATTGGCTTGGTTAATACAATGGCAGTGGCATGGAACGAATGGGGAGAGCCGATATTTACCGGAATAAAAACGGCTGTTAAGACTACCGGAGATTTATTCTTAGATATTTGGAATAATATGCTTCAGCCAGTCTGGGAGAATGCTTTAGATGTAATTGATAGAGTATGGAGTGAACATTTACAGCCATTACTTGCTAATTTTCTTGATTTTGTCGGTGAAGTGGTTACATGTGCTACGACAATATATAACAACTTTATTGCACCTGTAGTTGGATTTTTATCTGAACTATTAGGACCAACATTTATAGCAATATTTGATTCTATAGGAAATAAGGTTGGAGTTGTCGTTGGAACCATAGCTGATTTAATGAACGATACAATTACTGTATTTAAAGGAGTTATACAGTTCATTAAGAGTGTTTTTTCTGGCGATTGGGAAGGTGCTTGGAATGGTATAGTTACGGCTTTTGATGGCATATTTAGCGGAATTGCTGATATTGCAAAAGGTCCTATTAATATGGTGATTGGCTTAATTAATGGATTACTTTCAGGGATGCAGAGAGGAATTAATGCTGTTGTAAAAGGTGTAAATAAATTAAGCTTTAAAGTACCAAACTGGGTACCGGGTATAGGTGGCGAAGATTTTGGATTCCATTTACCGGAAGCCGACTTCTCCAAGATTCCATACCTTGCACAAGGTGGATATGTTAAGCCTAATACCCCACAGCTTGCCATGATTGGCGATAACAGGCATCAGGGCGAAGTTGTAGCACCAGAAGGTAAGCTTCTTGATATGGCACAGAAGGCAGCAGCTATGGCATCTAGTGCGGAGTTATTGGCAGAGGCTATAAGTATTCTTAAGCAGATACTTAAGATACTTGAAACACTGGACCTTGATATACAGCTTGATGGAAAGAGTCTTAAGAAATATGTGGTTGATAAGATTAACGAGCATACAAAGCAAACAGGAAAATGTGAGATTATAACTTAACAAGGATGTGATGAATTGATACTGAGATGTGACGGACAGGAGCTTCCGGCTCCTGTGTCCATCAAGGTGGATGATGAGATTATATGGTCTTCTTCTACAGGACGAGCACTTGACGGAACAATGTTGGGTGATGTTGTCACTGAAAAGAAGACCTTATCTATTAATTGGGGAATATTGAAGGAAGATGAGATGGCACTTATTAAGAACAAACTCATCGCCGGATTCTTTCCAATAACATTCCATGACGATGGACAGGATATAACAATAACAAGCTATAGAGGTACATTGAGTAAAGAGGTGCTGGGTGATATAGGGGACGGTAACTATTACTACAGAAGTGCCAGTGTATCTATAATACAGCAGTAAGGAGCAGAACATGAAAAAAACAATGACTATTAAACAGATTGATAATAGTGCAGCAATGCTTAAGAATTTACAGGGCTTAAGAAAGCATTGGCCTGTAAAAGTAAATTATGCAATTGCAAAGAATCTTAAGACATTGTTAGGAGAAGTAGATATTTTTGTTACACAGAGAACTGAAGTAATACAGAACAATGTGCTTAAAGATGAAAATGGGAATGCTGTCATGGATGGAGATTCTTACCAGTTCCCAGAAGGTAAAGAGCAGGAAGTTGTAAAAGAGATTGATGAGATGTACAACGTGGAAACGGATGTTGATGTACATATGATTAAGATGGAAGACATATCTGTATGTGATTCTGACAGCAGATATGATGGAACTACATTAGAGGATATTGCGTCCATTGAATTTATGATCGAGGATTAAGCTTATGTATAATAATGTATCAGAGCAATTTGCAACAACAATTAGATCACCATCGCGAACATTTAACTTACGATTAAAGATAAATGGTAAGTGGATTGACGCTGGCTTTAAAAAGATGAGCTATGAGACCGCTTCCACATCTGATGAGGGTATACAGATAGGTTCGGCTGTTGCAGCTAAGATAGAACTGACAGTAAAAAGAATAAATGAGTTGTTTGAAAACACAGAGATTCCTATAGAGATAGGATTGAAACTGCCAAGCGGAAAGTATGAGTATATTCCACTTGGCTTTTTTACTGCAGAACATCCAACGCTTGACCAGGCAACCACAACATTTACGGCTTACGACAGAATGATGAAGACCACAGGTGTATATGTATCTGAATTGACATATCCTGCAAGTGCAGAATCTGTTTTAAAAGAGATAAGTACTGGATGTGGCGTTCCCTGTAATGTATCTGGCTTGAATGGAATAACTATTGATACTGCACCGGTAGGATATACCTATCGTGAGGTTATCGGATATATCGCTTCTTTAGCTGGAGGTTTTGCTTGCGTAGACAGAACTGGAACAATTGTTATTAAGTGGTATGAGGATAATGGCTATACGATAAATGAATCACGAATAATGACATTTGAAAAGAATGAGAGTGATTACCATTTAGATTATCTTACATGTAATGTTGACAGTAATACTTCTTTTACAGTAGGAAGTGGAACTTTGGGAATAACATTTGATAATCCACTTACAACAGAAGAAAAGCTTAACTCTGTATACAAGAAAGTAAGAGGATTTGCGTATAGAGGCGCAAGCTTAAAGACGCTAGGAGATATTCGACTGGATCCATGGGATATTGTAACTGTTGAAGAATTAGGTAAGACTTATAAGGTTCCGGTTATGAATATAACTCAGGAATATGATGGAGGTCTTGCCATGACTATTACAGCTTATGGCAAAACAGAAACTGAAACAGAGACAGATTATAAAGGACCATCTACTAAGCTTGCAGAACGAACATATGCGGAAATGATGCTTACTAAGGAACTGGTTGCTAAAAAGGTAGATGCAGAATGGGTTAAGGCTAATACTGTACAGGCAGAAACGGTAGTAGCTATAAATAATGAACTAGAGAATATCCGGAATAATTATTTGAAATCTAATATTGCGGAGATTAAATACGCAACGATAGAAAGCCTTAAAGGCGTTTCCGGAGAATTTGAACAGTTTAAGACGAATGATTTTACTGCAATAACAGGAAAGGTTAATGACCTGGCTGTTGGGGTAGAGAAAGTAAATACTCTTATGTTTGGTTCTGCAAGTGGTGGAAGTCTTACGACAGAGTTTTCCAATTCAGTTATAAGCCTTATAGGTGATGCACAGATAAAAAGCGCAATGATAGAAAGCATTGATGCAAAAAAGATAACATCACTTGATGTAAACACTACAAGCGTGAATATACACAGTGAAAGCGGATTGTCACGTTGGAAAGACAACACAATTGTAATCAGCGATGGAACACGCACACGAGTTCAGATTGGAAAAGATGCAAATGCTGATTATAACATGTATGTCTGGGATAAAGCAGGTAATCTGATGTTTGATGCACTTGGACTTACTGAAAAAGGTGTTAAGAGAGAAATAATCCGCAACGACATGATAAAAGAAGACGCTGATATATCAGCAAGCAAGCTTGATATCGGCAGCCTTTTTGATGTTATTAATAACGACGGAAGTCACACGCTTAAATCTAGCAAGATATATGTTGATAGTGATAAACAGACGCTCGATGTTTCTTTTAAGGCAATAACTACTAAAACAGACACGGCAGTTACAGCTGCAAATAAGGCAGAACAAAATGCAGGTATGGCGCTTTCTACAGCAAATTCAGCAGACACAAAAGCACAAAGTGTTATAAATCGTGCTAATGCCGGAGAATTTAAAGGCGCTGATGGAAAGAACTTCAATTGGAATCTGATTAAATATGATTATATTGAAGCATTTGCGTCAGAAATTGATAAAAGTGAGTATATAAAGAATGGCAAAGTAATATGCGAAGGAACTAATGTAAATGCTGGCATTAAAATCGATTCTGTTAATTGTTATGAGTCATCTACTCAATATGTTCTGAGTGGGTATGTCACAATTCTCAGTAAAACATGCATTAATTTTTTTATATACAATGGGAAAAAGCATACTTTCATTTCTTTTTCAATAGATGGTAAAAGTTATGCAAATCCATTAGATATTATTACAACGGATGCAGTTCAAATTTTAAACGATGGGAAATCACATTTTTTTGAACTTAGATTTCAGACAGCTAATGATATGCCAGCCGACGATAATACTAAAGCGACATACACATATATTCAGCTTAATAAATCAAATCAGACTAATATACGATATCAGATTGTTGGCTTAAAACTTGAAAAAGGAAATAAATCAACGGATTGGTGTCCGGCTAAGGAAGATTTAAAAGGCGCAACTGGAGCAACAGGAAAAGGAGTTTCTGCAATTACTCCGCAATATTATCTGTCTACTTCAAACACAACTCAAAGTGGTGGTTCGTGGAGTAATACAAGACCTTCATGGGTTGCAGGAAGATATTACTGGATGAGAGACTATATACAGTGGACAGATGGCAGCGTTACAGCATCCGCCCCACAGCTTGCGACAGACCTGAACAATCTTTATTCCTCATTGCAGACGGTAACTAATACAGTATCTTCACAGGGAACACAGTTATCTACAGTACAGGGACAGATAAGTTCTAAAGTGTGGCAACAGGATATAACGACAGCTGTAACTAATCTGCAGATTGGTGGAAGAAACCTGTTAACTGGTTCCGCAGGTTGGACTAAAGCTAATCCAGCAAAAAGTACAAATGCAGCAGATGCATATGCATATATTGGTGGAAAAGTATATCTTGAAAATGGTAAAACATATACTTTGCAAGCGGTTAGCGATTCCGTATGGGCTACAGGGCATGGTGGTCAAACTGGCAAAGCAACGATATGGCTTCATGGTTTAGGAGATGGATTTCACAGAGTATTTTGTGGAGATGGTAAAACATCGGGACGATATACATGGACATTTGTTCATACATCAGCAACTCAGAATTGTGAAATAAGAATCAACGGTTATAGCAAAGTTACAAACTTCTGGGATATTAAAATAGAATCGGGCAACAAAGCTACAGACTGGACACCAGCACCAGAGGATATTGACGCGAATATCTCTTCTGTAGAAGGTAAAATAACAACGGTAAGCAATCAGTACACAACGCTGAATCAATCGCTTGAAAGCCTTAAAGCCACGGTTAACAGTAACACGACAGCAATAAGCAAAAAAGCGGATAATAGTACAGTTACTGAAATTAATAATAGAGTAACAACATTAACGGCAGATTTAAGTGGCATAAAGCAGTCTATTTCAGCAACCTATGTAACTAAAACAGAATACGCAAAAGAAATAGACCGGCTTGGAGACAACATAAATAATGTTGATGATAAAGCCAGTGCGGCCCAGGATTGGTGTCAAACCATAGAGGACAATATAACAGACCATTACTCTACAACTGTACAGATGAATAACGCGATTACGCAAGCTGTTAGTGCGGAAAGTAACAGTATTAAGCTTGAAGTATCAGGAACTTATGCAACTAAAAACGATATAAATAATCTTCAAATCGGTGGAGCTAATAGGTTCATAAAGAGTACTGCAACCATTAATAAGTATATAACAGCCACTGGCACAATAACAGCTGGTGGGAATTACTGGGATTTAACGGACTACATTGATGTATCACAGTGGACACATTATATAGCAAGTGGATGGACTAATCTAGGAAATGCCCCAGCCACATGCTTCTACGATAGCAATAAGAAATTTATCAGTGGTGTTGCTGGCAATAATACTTCTGCAAGACATTCATTACCGATTCCAACAGGCGCGGCGTACATGAGATTTAGTTATGCACATGTAGATACAGATAAGCTAAAAATAGAGAAAGGTACAAAAGCTACAGACTATTCACCGGCACCAGAAGATGTTAATGCTAAATTTAACAATTATGCAACAACGGCAAGCCTGAGTGCATATATAGCAAAAACAGATACAGGAGCATTAAAGAGCTGCATTGAAGCAATTGCAGACGATATTAACTTAACTGCTGGCGGTTCTATTAATATTAGTGGCAACAAGAGTGTTAATATCAGAGGTAATACTTTTTCTCTGGATAGTTCGGGTACAAAAATTTCTAACACCGGATATCTTCAAACTGTCAATGCAAAGCTTGGCGAATGGAATGTAGATAGTAAAGCAATATATTGTGAGACAGCAGATAAAGTGTATACAGCTTATCTACAAAATCCAGACTATGTTGTAGGAAACATAAGAGAAGATGCATGGGTATATTCAGTTCAAAAAAATGGAATAGCGACATTCTATGTAACAAGCGAAGGAGATTTGTATTGCAGATGCTTTTCAACGCCTTACACAACGTATCAGCCGAATTACAGGTGGGCAACATATGAAAACAGCTTAAATACAACGTTATTTATAAGAACATTCCATGGGCCATGTTTAATAATCGCAAATGTAAGCATATGGACAGATGATACAAGTGATTATGGCACAATAAAATGTGGATTGTATTTGGACGGATATTGCGTAACAGAAAATCAACATAGATTAGAGACGACAAATGCAATAGAATTATCAGCAGGGGCGACATATGTATGGTATTTTAGTGACAACGAAGCACATACGCTATCGGGAATAGGTGGAAGCACAAAGAATGGAAAAAAGACAATAACGTACTCTGTACAGGCACTATTTAATAATGATGTTGGATGGGGTACAGGGCAATAATAAATCCGCACAGCGGTAGAAAGAGGTAAATTATGGAAATACAGAAAAATGTAACATTAAATGCATCTATAACAGCAAAGGTAGATGAAAGCGAGACAAATGTTGTTAATATGTATGCAAGCATACCACAGCAGGGACAGCCAACGGTAAGTAAGACAGTTGTTAATGTTAAAGGCTATATCGCAAATAAAAAAGCGTGCGATGCAGATGTTGCAACATTTGAAGCAGAAGTATATAAAGCAATAACTGAAAGACAGGAATAAAAAGTTAAAGTTGCACTGGTGCAACGGAAAGGATAAATATGGAAAAATTAAAAGTGATTGTAACAGCGGTGTGGAGCATTATATTAAGTGCTCTGGGAATCTTAGCAGTTCCAGTGTTATTACTGGTAACATGTAATCTAATAGATTATTTCACAGGTGTTGCAGCGTCAAAATTCAGGAGGCAGGAAATTGACAGCTACAAAGGAATAAAAGGAATTGCAAAGAAAATATGTATGTGGCTTTTGGTAGGAGTTGGTGTGATAATAGACCAGCTCCTTTCTTATTCTGCAGGAGTTGTAGGAATAACATTACCTTTTACATTTCTTGTAGCATGTGTCGTAGCAATCTGGCTTATATGCAACGAAATCATAAGCATATTAGAAAATATCAATGACATTGGAGTAACACTTCCACCATTTTTGCAGCCAATAGTGAAGAATCTTAAGTCACAGGTAGAAAAGAAAGCAGATATAGAAGAAAGAGAGGATAAGTAATATGAGAACATTTCCAGTGATTAGCACAAAGTATGAGCATGTAAACAACTTTATTAACACTCTTGCACCAGTGGTGTGCAATGCATGGATTAAATACAGAAGAGAAGAAAAGAAAACAATAAGCCCAGCTGTAATTCTTGCACAGGCTGCTAAAGAATCTGGTTGGAATTTAGGGGCTGCTTCACTTTTTGGAATTAAGGGAAGCGATGCAGAATATGATACAACAGAGTACATAGATGGAGAATATGTAAACATTAAAGATTCCTTTGAAAAGTATCCTGATGTAATGGGTGCTGTATATGGATATCTTGATCTGATGCAGTGGAATAATTATGATGATGCAACAGCAGCAAATACAGTCGAAGGAGAGCTTTATGGTCTTACAAATGCTGTGAACAATACAGACAGAGATGCAGAAGGCAACTGGGTTGGATATAACTATGCAACTGCTCCAGATTACTATGAGACAACACTTGCTATTATTAACGACTTTGACCTTAGAGCATTTAATGATTATGTATGGTCTGTTGTTAATGAAACAGATGATACAGAAGAGATAGAACAGCCTTCAGAAAAACTTAATGAGAGTGTTATTGATGCAATTTACCGTGGTGAGTACGGTGATGGAGAAGAACGCAGACAGAAGCTCGAAGCTGCAGGTTACAACTATGCAGATTATCAGGCCGCCATGGAAGCTAAGTATTATCCTAAAGAGGAAAGCGAGGATGAGCCGGCAGAGGAAGCACCACAGGAGACAGAAGAAAGAACGGCAATAGTAGAACCAGGAGAGGGTTTCTGGCAGGTTGCAGAAAGAGCATTAGGAGATGGTACAAGATATCTTGAATTAGCAGAGTTTAACGATATGGATATTAGTACACCGCTATATGCTGGCATGGAACTTAAACTCCCTAATTAATTTTATAATCAAGGATGAAAAGGGGCATATTGCAAAAGCGATATGTCCCTTTTTTTATTGTCCAAAATTATTTATAAAAACTATTGACACAATAGGCGATAACGACTATTATATAAATGTGGATAGGCGATAACGACTATAAGAAAAAGGGTATATATGTTGTAAGAGAAAAAATACGGAATAATAAAAATGATGTATTATAAAGGAGAATGAGATTATGACAAATATGGAAATTGTAAAAAAGATGGCAAAGTTAAACATATTATGTGCAAGGTACAGCGAAAGACATAACATAATAAAGTGTAAAACATGGAGAGATATAGACAGACTTATCACGGGCAATAAAATGACAATTAAGTATAAAGATGCTGCAGATGTTTTGTGTACTAATATATCTAAGATATGCGGTGCAAATGAATACTTGGTTAAAAGCGCTTTAGAATTAAAGGTGGAAATATATAACAGTGACATTAAAGATTTGAGATTCGGTCTTGAGCCACAGAGAAAGTTCTCAGATGAAGAAAATAAATTGGATCAGGAGTTAATTAAGCAGAAATTCTTTTATAACTCAGAAATGTTAGAGATAAAAGAAGCAGTAGAAATTCTCGATGGAACTGTAACAGAAAGTGCTATTAAGCAAGCATGCCAGCAGGAACGTTTACTTAATACACAGAAGATAGGTAAAACGTGGCTTGTAAATGGACCTGAATGTAGAGCGTACTGGAACATCCCAGATCCATACATAAATGAATCCAAGGTGAATAGAGAATATTAAGAAGTGTAAAATGATAGGGATACAGATAATATGTAGGTGTATCCCTATCATTTTATAGCTTATTTATTACATTACTTTAAATTACATTATTGAATTGTGATAGCATACACATATAAATAGGTAGAAAAACAGTATATCTTATTGAAGTATGGTGGACCAGATGGTGAGCTTGGAGCATCAATGAGATATCTGTCACAGAGATATTCCATGCCATACAGGGAGGTTGCCGGGCTGTTGACTGATATAGGCACGGAAGAGCTTGGCCATCTTGAAATGGTCAGTACAATGGTTCATCAGCTTACAAGAAATCTTACAATGGAACAGATAAAAGGAACTCCGTTTGAGGCATATTATGTTGATCATACAGTTGGAGTATGGCCGCAGGCTGCAGGAGGTGTACCTTTCTGCGCACTTGAATTC